ATACGCATACGCATTTTGTGCCTAGCGCACCAGGTAGTTCAAACCCCCCTCAATAATGTATAATTGATATATGGATAGTATATACAACCAAAGTGTGAGCAGTATATTGTTTGGAAATTCTGTTGTAAATCAAAACAAGGCTTGGTTAAATAGATCAGGGGTTAGCGATCAAGTGAATCAACAAAGAGCAAACGCAAACTATACACTTAACGCAATGGCTGAGCAGCAATCTAGCGAAGCGTGGTGTAAGAAAACTAAGAATAAAGATTATTTACGTTTAAAAATTGAGCATGTAAATATAAGCAAGGAATCTAGTAAAAGTGAATGATATCTATTTGGCTAAAAATAGCGATGGTATTTACGACATCTCATTTTCTAGTGGGGACTTTAAAAAGACACAAGGGCTTGATACTGCGATTATTAACAGCTTAAATATTGACCAACGTGCAGAAGCCTCAGAGGTTGCTACCCCACAAAATAGGCGAGGGAATATCATTGATGAATTAAACAATGAAAACGATTTTCAAATAGGGTCAAAACTATGGTTGTTATCCCAAAAAAGAGCTAATCAAGAAACAGTGTCATTAGCTGAATCGTATGCATCAGAATGTTTGCAATGGCTAGTCGATGACGGTATTGCTCAAACTGTTATAGTATCTGGTATATTAAAGAATGACAATATAGTTTTATCAATTACAATAAAACAGAGCGATGGGACTACTTTCAATAAGTCCTATGATTTATGGTCTAAAACAACAATAGCATAGGTGAATACATGAGTTTATCAATACCAAGTTCGCAACAAATATTCGAGAGAATCAATACAGATATTATTAATGAGTTAAACGAGTTAGACCCATACTTACGCACCAGTTTTATTCGTGCAATTAATGCTGCGGATTCTAAAGCGTTTTATGAGTTATATCAAACCGTACAACAAATGATTGACTTGTATTATAACCCTACAGGTGAATACTTAGATAAATTCGCTGCTGAATATGGATTAACACGCAATCCGGCAACGCTGGCAACTGGAAACATTGTGTTTACTGGTACAGCCACATCAACAATTCCAATATCCACACAGGTGACATCTGACGATGGCAATATTTATCAAACAACAGCTGCTGGAACGATAACAGCCACAACATTGACCATATCATCATTAACACGGTCTGGCAGTACCGTTACGGCCACAACGTCTGGCAATCACGGCTTGGCATCTTCATTAAGCGTTGTTATATCTGGGGCTAATGAAACTGAGTATAACGGAACGCATACAATTAATGTAACTGGGCTAACCACATTTACATATTCAATTACAACAACGCCAACTACACCAGCCACAGGGACAATCCAAGGTGATATTGATTATGCGAATGTAGCGATTATATCAACAGAGTACGGGGCGAGTCAAAATAAAGATGCTGGGGCAAGCCTTGGCTTAGCAAGCCCAATATCTGGTGTCAATGCAACAGCCTATGTAGATTTTAGCGAGATTGCTGGCGGTTCTGACGTTGAAAGTGATGACGACTTTAACACACGTTATATTTTTAGACGGCAAAATTTACCAGCAAACTTTAATAAAACCGATATAATCCAGCAAGCTAAGTTAATTAATGGGGTCACCCGTGTATGGGTTCAAGGTGCTGGCGAGTTTGATTCATCAATAACAGCAACTGGTGTCACACGAAACGGCGATTATTTGGCCGTATTTAATAAAACAGCGCATGGGCTATACAATGGGCAGTCAATAACTGTAACAGGGGCTAATGAGTCTGAATACAATGTAGTACAAAAAAAGATATTGAAAATAGACGCTAATAATTTTGGGTATTTAGTTAGTGGCACACCGTCAACACCTGCAACTGGGACTATTGTTGCAAGTTTCCCAGTGGCTTCGCTTGGGCAGGTTCGTGTGTTTTTTGTTCGAGACAATGATGCGTCAATTTTCCCAAGTGCTGGGGAGATAACGGACGTTTATAATAAAATACTAGAAATAAAGCCATCCACAATGAGCGCAAATGATGTTATTGTGGATGCGCCAACAGCCGTGACAGTTAATTTTACATTCTCAGCCATTACACCAAACACCGCTGCAATGCAAACAGCGATTAAAAGTGCATTGACTGATTATTTTAATTCGTCAGCTAATCTAGCAACGGATATGCGAGCTATTGATTATAATTCGGTTATTAACAGCGTAGTTGATTCTGGGGGTAACCAGTTAAAATCATTTACACTAACAAGCCCAACAGTGGATGTTTCTGTTGGCATCAGTGAATTAGCAGTACTTGGGACGGTAACATTTTAATGAGTATTAAAAAATATACAACCGATGAGTGGATTGGTTTTTTAAATCATTTTTTACCAAACGGCGAAGCATTTGTGGCTAAGTATGTGGAAGGGACAAACCTTAGAGCATACCAAAAAGCTAAGAGCCAAGAATTTAAGCGTTTTGGCGATTTTATAGCAGATTTAATATCAGAGGTACTGCCAGGCACGTCAATTAACTTGTTGAGCGAATGGGAGAGTTATCTGGGGATTCCTGATAACTGCATACCGTTAGCAACGACATTGCAGGAACGTAGGGATAATGTGATTCTTAAACTTACATCATTGGCTTATCAAACTGAACAGCATTTGATTGATTTAGCTGATGCATACGGTTTTACAATTACATTTAGTTTGTCAACAGGTTTTAATTATACAATGCCGTTTGTTTTAAATAATGAAGAAAGATCATTATTTTTGATAAGTGGTAATTTTTCAACAAATCCTGACAAGGCTGCTATTTTTCAATGTTTGATAAAAAGTTTAATACCGGCAAACAAAACAGTAGTCTTTCAAGAGTCGTAGTGTGGTAAAATTTGGATAAGGAATTAAAAAATGGCAATTAGAGATAATAATTTTGTTTTAGGTGATCCAACGGATGGGGTGTTTAATGTAACGGACGCTAATAACATCAAGGCAGAGACGGACAATTACATTGACACGTCTAGCCAAACCAAGTCTGAATCTGATTTGTTTCAGATGGCTAAGACTGGGGCGGTTGTTGCGTCTAAGGGTGATTTTTATAAAGAGTCAGCCGGTTCAGCAGCCGATGTTTATTTATTAGAAGCTGACGATGATCTTGCGGATGTTTGGCGTTTAAAAAACGGTATGCGTTTTCGATTTAAGGTTGTTAATGCCAATACTGGGGCGAGTACGGTAAATATAAATAGTTTAGGGGTTAAGGATTTAAAATTAAACGGTGGAAGTGCGTTAGCTGGGGGTGAGTTGGTTGTAAATCAAAATGTTGAAATGGTGTTTGATGAAACAAATGATTATTTCGTTTTGAATTTACCAGCGAAAGAGTCATTGACTGCTAAGGGGGACTTGTTATACAACAACGGAACATCTGTTACTCGATTGCCAGTTGGTAATCAATACGATATGTTAGGCGTTGGGGCAAGTTCGGTTGTCCAGTGGGAACAAAACCCACAACGGCGAGTTGTTGCGTTACCAAATACGGATGGTGCAGCTAGTGATGGTGGGTATCGATCTGGTGGGGTTATTTTAGATGATAATACTTTGCGGTGCTGGGGCGATGCAGCGAATGGTTCGCTTGGGAATGGGGCGGGGCTAGCAGATAGATCAACTAATTTTCTCACACCAGCTTTTCCGATTGGGACAACAGGAAAGCCTATTAAATGGGAACGGCAGGGTCGAGATAACATTGTGCTTATGGATAATGGCGAGGTATGGGTATGGGGCTATAACGGTTACGGCCAATTGGGGGTAGGTAATACCTCCAATGTTTTGGTGCCAACAAAAGTGACGGCTTTAAATGGGGTGAATATTGTAGATGTTCAGTTGTCTAAATCATATTATCACACTGGCCAATACCACGCTTTATTTTTAGCGGATGACGGTAGTTTGTATGCTTGTGGGGCTAATAGTAGTGGCCAGTTAGGTATAGGCAACACTACTAATCAATCAACCCCTCAGTTATTGTCAAAAAGCGACTGGTCAAAAATTTACGCCATGGGAGATGGTGGCGGTTTTTCAGCCGGAATTGACACATCCGGCGATTTGTATATGTGGGGGTATAATGGCCAGGGGCAATTAGGAATTGGGAGTACAACAAGTCAATCAACGCCTCAG